AATAGTCCAATAGATACATCATGAGGTACGCACGGGTCATGTGAGGGGGATTACTCCCCTTGACACAACCAGCGGCTTCTAAGCAGGGTAGGACGGGTATCCCCGCGACTGCCTTCATCTCAACTGATATCTCCGCCGCGTCGAATTTCTGAAAGATACCTGTCAGCCCCGACATATACGGATTGCCGGGATCGTGGGCCACGACTTCTATCTCCAGACCTTTCTCGCCACAAACCTTCATGCCCCCAGATGGATGTCGCGCTTTGTTTGTGACGCTATCCCACCCCTTCTCCAACTCCTCTATGGAAACAGGGATACTCCACAACCCGCGTTTGAAATTGTAAGTGTTTGGAATTCGTATATGCCTATCTGGTCTGAAAGACACCACGGGGTCTATCGTGAGTAAATCCATATCACGAATCCATTTGTTAATCATAGCCCGTCCTGAGAACAGGAGATGCCCCATTTCCTCAGATGGAACGTCATACACCTTGTTGAGCATGACCCAGACATGGAATCCCCCTCCGGTCATCCATACAGCGTGTCGTATGTTGTTATCTTTGAGATGCTGTGCGAGTACAAGCGTATCTCTCGTACATCGGATTCCTGCCTCGTGATCCTCCATGTTTAGTAGTTCGTTTGCTCGGCCTTTGTCCAAATCGACCACGAAATGTGGGATTATCGCGGTGTTATACTCACAGCGATTGCCCTTGACTTTCAAATGCCTGAACCCATAGACCGTAGTCGTAAGGTTGTCCTTTCCGTTGGTATTGTTGATGTATCGCTGAAGCCCCTTCATGTCGTGGACGACCTTGCGAGCCTTCATGTCCACTTCACGAGGATAGTGAGCGAATAAATGGCTCACTCCTCCTCCTCCCTGTCTTCATGACGCATCAGAACCCTCTCATAGCGAGGGCAGAACCCCTTGACTCCGCACCACGGTTCACATACATATTTCGTGGCTCCAACGTCAATCAGAGGGAAATAATAGCCATCTGTACCGCCCTTGTACTTCCCGTGCATACTGAGCAGATCGCGTAGGTTTGCCAGCATAGAGCCTATCTCCTGCGTTCGGACTCCTTCACGCCCTCGGAATAATCCCTCCCCTCCTGTATGATCCCATCCCCAGTATTCAACATCAAGACCTCCTAGAGTTTCATGGTCAGATTTCTTGATAAGATAAGCGTAGTATGCCATCTCCTCCCTCATGGACTTCCACTTCTTCGGTTTATCTTTCCAAGCCCCTGTCTTCAACTCGTGAATATGACACCTGCCTTCTTCATCTGCAAACATTCGATCAACGATACCAGTAAGATGGACTAATTGGCCGTCTATCTCGACTACGGCATCAAGCGACACTTCATTCACAATAGGGAGAAAGAAGTCGGTTTCACATCCCATGAAACGGTGTGCTTCAGCAGTGAAGAAACGTGTTAGGTGTTTCTCCTCTCCAAGCGTGTACGGTTCATCTGGAATAAATTCCAAGAAATACTTGAGAACAGTATCGAATCCATAGGAGCGCATCGAAGCCGCATAACTCACAGATACATTTCGATAGAAGTCCTCGACTGCATTATGCACATTCGTTCCGCGCCTCATGTTGTCATTCTCAGGTTCCCTAACACCGAGGACATACTTGATGAAATATTGTTGCCAACAGAAACTCCCCTGACCCAAAGAAGACTTTGACACTCTGGGAATGATCCCCTTCATATCCGGTTTCCACTGGTATGATGATTTCAGCCCCGGATAACCCGGAACGTCATACGACCGTGCTGGCCGTATCTTCATCAATCCACTATCTGAGTTTTCGATCAAGTCCTCTCCCCCCTTGAGGACTTCATCACTCCACTACGTTGTCGTTAGAATGAGAGAATGAACCATCGCGCAATCCGGGCCAACCAAACCATTGACCTCCATCCGAATCACGTCTGAAGATATGCACTTTTCCAGATGATTTCAGGCTGGTACGATTTTGAGTTAGTACGGCGTATGAATTGACTTCTCCTGTGAGTTCGCCCCTCTCATCTCGTTCCTCATCGACCTCAAAGATAGCAACCTGTTGTAGCCATCCCTCAGTATCCTTCAACCAGTGAGGCGTTTCGGCTCCGATGACCTCATTGCCCCCGGAGTCATAAGCCGTCTTCATGTGAGTAATGAGGTAGCAGTGAATACCTCTCCTGCATAACTCCTGTAACGCTGTTAGCGCGGAGTTGTTGCGGTTCTTTCGGATATTCCAGTTGAATCGTCCTATCTTCGTCGTAGTATCCTTTCCTGCAACGGCGATACCATCCGGTCCCAATTTGAGGTCATCGACCTTCATCACGGTTTCACAGATGTTGAGCCAGTGATCCGCTCCATCGAAGCAGACGGTCTTGAGATAAGGATTCGGCATTTTTCCATGCTGTGCGAAGTATGCTGTTTGAGCGTCAGCCATCTCAAGTGCAGCGAGTAGTTAATCAATAGTACGCTGGTCGGTCGAAGGGAAGTCATAAGGCACACGACTCGGATTCTGGTCGATAACCCACGGATTCAGGACGATGATGTTCTTTGCCTTATCTGTGTGGTGAGCCGCCTTAGTGGTTTCACCACCGAGATCGAAGTCGATATGGTGTATCTCGGCCCCTGCCTTGATTTCATCGGGCGTGAGGCTGTCAAGAACAGAACCTGTTTTACCGCATTTGGCCGGACCCGCCATGCCAATCAAGACGTAATTTCCATCAAAAGTCGTTCGTGTCCGTGCTGCATTGATTTCCCGCCATGCTGGATTTGCCGAGGGAACCATCCAATTGCCACTAGAGAGTCCCGCAGCCGCCACCTCTGGGGGTGCGGTGGGCCTGACTACTGTTGCGTCCTTAGCGGCCTTCTGTGACAATCTCTCGGCCTCCATAGCCGCTAATTCCTGCATATCTGAAGACTGTTCCTCAAGGGAACGGTCATTCGCATAGGCTTGTTCTGTTATTATTTCTTCGCCCCAGACGTTCGTCCTCGGCTCGGTCTTGACTTCAGAATCCGCAGAAGTCGCCCCCTTAGATACAGGTGCGTCAGGGTCTTCATCTTCTTTCTTCACCCAACCATCGAGGAATCCTGTATCGTCACTCAAGCATCATCCCCCCTGAATCCGTCGAGTCCACCGAGATCGTTTGCTTCATCGGTCGGCTCTGGTGCAACACGAGTGCGAGTAGGGATTGCATACACGTTGTTTGCATCGAGATTCAACAGGATATCGCCGGTTTCCCGGTTCTCCCATGTGCGCGAAGTGACTACCGCGATTACCTGCGAGCCTTTGGCGTAGCCGTTCCACCTCCCGTTCTTGAAGACATTGAATGCGTTGTGCTTATCCTTGAGGTATCGGGTGACGTTGAGCCACATCGAAGCATTGGAGTCTTCTCTCCTTAGACTCTGACTCATGAGCGTCATGCTGTGCATTGCCCCCCCGTCAGCCCACGATTTGGTGTCATCGCCATCGTGATCCATGTAATCAACTACTCCGCGTATAGCAAAGGTTGGCCCTCCTGTTCCACCGTTATTGAAGTGAATTAAATTGTTGTCGTGATAGTCGTGAACCTCTGCGAGATCTTGGACGAAGGGGATGAACTGAGTCAGCACCTGCTCTGGTGAAAACATCTGTGCGGCCTTGTCACGAATTGATTCATCGGCCCAATCGAGTCCGTAAGTCGGACTGATAACAGACACCTTGAGGATATCTGTATTCGGGTCAGACCATGATGCCTCTTTGTCTGCTTGGAATGAGATTGGCTGATTCATCATCAGATTAACATCCACAGAATCATACGAGCATTCTAAGCGAATAGGCGGCATAATCGGCCCTTCTTTCAGAAACGCTTCGGGAGTATTTACCGCGCATATCCACTCGCGCTTGTATGAGTAAGCAGTCTTTGGACCGTTTTTGCCCATGAGAGCGACGTAGTATGGTTTGCCCGGAATAGCGACAGCCCAGTCAGGTATATCGGATTCGGAACCTGCATCTGAGTGGATTATCTGATCTGCTGCATTGGCAACCACCCACTTTCCATCAGAGTAGTATCCACGGCCAATTGTCATGTTGGGGTAATCAGGGAGTCCAAATCTGAGCAGGTTGTTGAGATCTATCTCAGCCGACTCCTGTGCTTGGGTTCTCTGCCTTCGCATCAAGTCCCTCTTGCCCCCGTGACCGAGGATTATGCCAACGTACTGCTGGCCCTTGCCTCCACCACCCCGACGAATCTCGGTGGCTTCAAACGAACTGGCGAAGAAATCCGCATCCTCATCTGAAATACCAGCAAGGCTGTTCCCTGCATCTCCCCACGCATCTGGGAATGACCCCTTGATAAATAAGGTAAAATTCTCCTTCGTTTCTTCAATCGACCATCCTTTGGCTTCTGATATTCGCTTCAATGCATCTGACATATTCTCAATCCTCTATTGCCCCTCTTGGGGGATTCGATGCTGTGACCGTATCACACATAAACCTTCATCACCTTTCAGCCTCCAAAACCGCCAATACCGTCAAAACCTCACGATGCGTGGTTGGTTGTTCGATTGTTCCGTTCATCTGCCGCACCATTCGCAATCCTCCGGGTGTTGCAGATAGATCCTCCAAGCCCTTAATCATACTGAGTATCGAAATTATTTCATCGGGCTTTGTGTAGGTGGTGCGTATCGGCAACCCTGCTTCCTTCAAGGCACGACCCGTACCTTCATTGATTATTGAAAAACGCAGTTCAACACGGATGAGATAGCCACAGCGTCTTTCGGCGGTGCGTACACATTTGATCCCACCACGAATAGCCGATGCGAGGACAATAATGTCCCTGTCCTTCTTATTCAGTATCGGCATGATATCCTAACTCCTCGACACCCATGCACTCTGCGATACCCCCAGATGGGTTGATACTGTCTATACTGCAATTGACGTATGCTCCGATATCCCCCCATCCAGATGAGAGAATGGTCGCATTCACGAATAACGGTGTTTCGATCTTAATGGCTTCACCCGGAAGACGCTTGAAAGTCGCACAGTATCGAGAGAAATCCTGATTGGTTTGTACTTCAGTCACGGGATAATAGTCGAAGCCATCTCTCACTCCGAGTTTCCACAATACAACCGGCGCACCTCCTGTATCCGATTCGACTATTCTCCCTGAGAGGACGCGCATGGTTCGATGGGGTGAAACCGGATTCATGAGAACAACCTCCTCTGCTGTATTCTCATAGGTCAAGATACCACGCGCATTGCGTAGGAGAACCGGATGACCTTCGCTTTCTATGGCATCGGACAGATATGGTGCATCGAGTTCAGTCATCTCCTTCACAGCCCATTGAGGGAGTTCGGAGAAGTACCTGCGCCTTGACGCGAATGTCTGCTTCGGATCGGTTGGGTTGAGCCAGTCTATCAGCATGAGAGGGGGCGTTCGATTCTCTGCGTAATCACAAAGGAAAATGCCCTCTGGCAGATTGATTGCCTCGGCCCATTGATTCATCCACTCATCGTCATCAGGTAACTCGCCTCCTGACGCACTGAAGCCCACCGTCTTGTCCTTTGTATGATGCAGGGACACCCATGCCCCCTCCACCACCTCTGCGAAGCATAGAGTGAATGTAGCGGCCTCTGCGCTCTCCACTAAGACCGGCGAGGATATGATGAGTGGTTTGCCGAGGAGTGGGCGAATCTGTGAGAAGTCAAACGCTCCCATAGAGAGAGTATTGACGGTGTTCTTCAGACCGATGAGATTGACTGCCGTTCGGACATGGTGGAATGGTTGGTCATAGGCCATCCCCAGAGCCGCGATAACATCCCTTCGACGCACGGGTGATGCTCTGATACTCAATCTCATGAAGAAGGGATGCAGATCTCGCTTATTGATACGGCTGAACAGGGGTCTGATTAGCCATGCACGAATCTCATTGTCCTCTGCCTTGAGTATGTTGTGCATTCTGGATACCACTGACTTAGCGTGTCCTGTCGTCTTCTCAGTTTCGGAGAGAGAGGTCAGGAGGTCGATTGGGTCTGGGTTCTCCTCGACTTCTTCAGGATAGGCATCAGTGAGCAGGAAGAATATCTCTCGGAAGTCCTCGTCTGAGAGTCGGTCGCCAATCCCATCCTTCGGATAGAAGAATGACACTACCGACCACGGATCATCCATTGACGCGCAGAGGCAATTAGAGATAATCTCCTTGCGTCCTCTCAAGCGATATGCTAACAGAACACGCCACGATTCGGCCAGAGCGCGATAGTCAAGCAACCAACCACTCTCCTAAGCAATCACGATACAGGTCTTCGTCATCACCAAGCAGAGGTATTAGCACGTTCTTGCCTTTCTCAGTGGTGAACCAACGCGGTCCTGCACCCTTGTTCGACTGCATGGCCTTGATTCGTCGCTGAAGGACAATCTCAGAGATGTATGTCAGAAAGGGAATCGACACCTTGTTCCCTGTGGCATTAGAAGCGATATAGACGGCATCGAAGCACAGTGACACCGGGCTTCGACCCGCGAAAGAGATAGCCGCCGACCAGATATCCTGTGCCAGACCGGCCACTCCTTCATCGTCTTCAACAACCAGATGGCATATTGACTCGATGAGGCGGTAATGCTCGACGGTGAACTCCTCGGTCGAGTCCCATGTGAATCCCTTCATTCAATCCCCTCTCTGATAGGTTCGCTGTCCACTATGTCCCATGCGTCATCGTCCTCGACCACATCTGAGAGGATGTCGCGCAGGTGACGCGCCTCGTTCCTTGTGAGGAAGAAGCCCACACGAGTGTAGCCCGTGTGACCTGTCTTGGAGGGGATGACCCGAAACATCCTGATGTTCAGGACTCGATTACCGAATGCGTTGGAGGTAACTGCGTGGAGTTCCTCTCCGAGATGGCAGGTTGTTTCGACCACACCATGCTCTATATTGTGGTAATCATGCTTTTTCTGAGAGGTCACTCAGACACCTCGTCGTGTTTGATATCCTCTGCTCCTTCTTCGTAATACACGAAGGGCTGTATGTCGATTACGTCGTGAACAATACTTCCTGCATTGAGTGAGAATAGGATATTCATCATTGCCTCAACAGGACACGCCTTGTTGTTCGCATCGTGATTCCCACCTGTACTAGAAGCCCCCTCACACTCACAGATGATTACGAATGCTTTGAGCCTCGCGTCCTCTGGGGGTGGCGTTTTATTCCACATCATCACTCCTCCTCTGTTATCTTGAGTATGTAGCCCCTGTCGTCCACTACGACGTGTATGTCGTTCCAACTGGGGTCGAACCCTATCTCCCCGCACACTGGACACAGACCGTCGCTTATCCTGACACAGACCGTGCCGGGTACGAAAGGCTCGATGCGGATCACGGAGCCACACTCGCTTGAACAGGCCGCTACTCTGCCTATCTGGTCTTCGGGGATATTCAGAGGCTGTGCATCCTTATCGAATGCCCTCTCAATAGCCTCAAGCATCTCCCAACCCATCTCCTCTGCTAACAAACGGATGTATTGATGAGATTCAAAGAGAGAGTCGGACGGCTCTGGGGTCGATTGATGAAGTTCGATGAGAGTCAATTGATTCTCCCCTGTGCGTTTGTATATCCCCAAACCGGGAAGCACCCACGATCCTCCTATTTTCATTGCGTTCCACAGGTTATAGGCCCATTTGATTTCATCTTCTCTTACTTCAACCATCTTTCACAAACTCCCATTTCCTACACATCGGGCAATTCACTATTGGTTTCTTTGCCTTAGTGATGATGTCAATTCGCTCTCCACTTCGGGCCATACGAACCCCGCAGTCATTACACCAGATGTCCTTCTCCTTCTCAGTCACACCTCTCCCTCCAATTCAGCATCACTTAGCAATGCGACCTTCTTGAGCCACTTATTCACCCGATACTCCTTGACTTCTTTGAGATCCTCTGTGTAATACATAAGCCATCCTTCTGCGGTTCGCAATCTCTCGTCAATCTGGTTTAGAGCCTGAGCCTGTTCGACTCCTGCCATCTCGCTGTACTCTGTTGTACCGAGCAACGCGCCACGCTCTGCGCGTATCTCGACAATGATGTCCCTCCACGGTAATGTGAGCATTCGATACCTCCTTTCAATGGCAACGGCACGACGACGTGGGTCATTCATGTATCTTGAGCGAGGGCGGTGGGTATTTGAACGGTCTTTCAATTACTCCCAGTCCTTGCCTAGATTGAGGCTTGG